GTTAAACAAATTGAGAACCAACTGCCCACCCCACCAATACTTTTCTTGTACCAAACGTAACAGGATTTACTTTATGCCACACAAAAGAAGGAAATGATATTAATGTTCCAGTAGTAAACTTGTCTTTAAATTTTGTATTAATATGTTTCAAAGGATTTGGATTTGGGTTTGATATTTCAAATTCACCTCCTTCATAATCTTCATTCAAACACAATGTAAAACTTAATTTTCTTATCATACCATTAGGATAAACATAAGGATGTGAATCTATATGCCAATCGTAATGGTCATCAACATTATAAACAGTATATTGCAAAGGTTCAAATTCTTTAATATTAAAATTCCACTTAGCACTTTTATTGTGTTCATCAAGAACTGTCCTTAAAGTTTGATTTAAATTATCATCATTTAAAAAAACTACTTTAGAATTTCTAATTTTTTTATTGCCTAGTTTTGAATCCAACTCAGCCAATGCCAAAGCATTTTTTTCAGCAAGTGTAATAATGTTATTACAAAAAGATTTATCAAAACGAGCAATAGAAATACAATGAGCATTTTCTAGGTACATTAAATGGCTCCAGAAGTAAATCTTTTCCACTCAATTGCATTTTTAATAACGTATGTTCTATTAATTATAATTCTTAATGTTCTGTCCAAAAAATCCACAACGGTATTTAAATAGGCCACCTTTTGTGTTAACTTTTGTATATCCTCATCAGCTTCAATATACTTGTCTATGTCTGTTTTTAATATTTTAAAATTGAAAGGTTTTAATTGGTAAACTTGAGGATCGGCTTTACCTGTATAATATTCCCACTTATCACGTTTTATAATTCTTAGTTCATCTTCCGTACGTGTTAAAAGCAATTTAAACTTAGTATAGTGTTTTAAATATTTGTTATGTAATTGAGGTGTTTTTAAAGATTCTAAATCCAACTCAATGTCATTTATTTTTAAATCTTTATCGGCTTCTATTTGTAATTGTTCTAAATCCATTAATATAATATATCACAAAATTAATAAAAAATCAAGTATTATGAAATAACTTCTGTAGTGTTAGACGCGCCTACGTTTGCAAATTCATATATCTTATATTTAAAAGTAACGTCTGCTGTTAAGTATTGAATATCAGTTGCTTGTTGATTGTAATTTAAACCACTTAAAGATACAGGAAACACATCACTAAATCTTACTTCTGTAACAGGATTGTTTTTACTTGTAAGTATCATTAAAGTTGCGTCAGATAGAGTTCCTCCTGCACTAGGAGCGCCATATTTAACTTTTCCAATCTCGGTGCTAACACTTCCTTTACTAGTAGGAAAACGATCTATACCTGCGTTGGTAAGAGTTTGAAACTGTGTGTTGTCTCTTGGAAAACCAAGGCCAGTTAACCAGCCATGTATCTCTTGATAGTTTAATAGATTTTCATCTACTAGAAATGACATAGTTAAATCGGCATAAGTTAATTTTTCACCAGGTACTGGTATATCTTTTAAAGGGGTTTGTTGTTGTATGAAACCTAATGAAATTGCTGGTATATTAACGGCCGTGCAAAAGTATTCTACTTTTGGCAGTTTAAGTATATTGAATTTAAACTGTGTAGGACTAGCGTAATCTATCTTAGTTGGCTGTCTTGAAGCTGTGTTAATGGTTGTCATAATACTATTTATATTGAATTTTAACCAAAAAAAAAGAGACGGTTGTTTAGACCGTCTCTTTAATTGTGTTACTAAGAAGTAACAAGTAGATTACATTAAGTTAGCTACTTGAACTTTTCTGTAGTATCTGTTTGCGTTAGCAGATCCTGCACCATTGATAACCGCATTTTGAGTTGAAGCACCTGCTTCAGCAAATGGGTTAGCTTGGATACCGTATCGAGTTTTAAATCCGATTTTCGGTTGGAACGTGTCTTGACCAACAGCTCTCACCATTTGAAGTGGAACGTATGGACAATAGAATATACCGGCATCGTACTGAGACGAACCTTTATATCCAACTACAAAGTATTGTTTAGCTGTTGAGTTTGCTGAATATGGATCGATATAAACTTTATATCTACCATTTAAAATACCAGCAAATGTGTTACCTGTGTCATCAACGTTTAAATTGTTGTTTAACGCAGGAGCGTAATCTAATACACCAGCCATTTGTAAAGCAGAAGCAACATCACTTGATGTGATCAAGATGTTACCTTTTCCTCTACGTGTTCTTTGTGCGATTGAGTTTGCTTCTCTTTCAACTTGGAACATTAAACCTTTGAATCTTTCAACAGACCAACGACCATTTGAGTCAGTGTCTAAATCGAAAATTCCAGCAGTTGTTACGTTACCAGTTTGAGCACCTTTTTCTGAATTGATGTAAATAGTTCTTACGATTTCTCTATTGATTTCCGCAAGGATTTCAGCAGATAAAATATTCGCAAGTTCTGTTTCAGCATCTAAACCATGGATAGCTTTTAAATCTTGTGCTAATTCCATAGTATATTCAGCTTTAAGAGCTCTTGATTTAGCAGTTACAGTCGATTTCTCGATTGAAAATGCCATTTCAGCAAAGCTATTTCCAGCAGCGTCGCCTAGTGCTTCAGCAGCAGCAGTCGTCATTCCTGTACCAGTTGTATAAGTGCCAGCAGGGCTGTCATTTAATAAACCTGGATTAGTTCCTGAATCAGCAGTAGATGAGAATCCACCTGTTGAAGAACCAGCAGCGTTTCTTCCTGAGAAGTCTGTGTCCGCAGCATCGAATAATGCTTCAGCAGCAGCACTTTGAGAAGAATATTTTGCTCTCATAGCGAAGATTAGTCCAGTTGGACCAGTCATTGGTTGTACACCGCAAATATCATATGCGATTAGATTTGGCATTGCTCTTCTTACTAAAGAGATCATAATTGGATCCCAGTTTTGAACGTAAGAAGCATCTGTAGAGTTCTGCGGAGCAGACTCAGACATAAATGCTCTATCTTCTTTAATTGCTCTTTCTTGGTTTTCCAAGATAACAGCGGTAACCGCTCTCTTATAACTATCCGTTACTTTTGGGAGTTCAGGATGTTCAAGAATCGGTTGCCATTTTTTAACTAATTGTTCAGATAAGTACATATCTTTTTTTTTCTCCCTTTATTTTTTAAAACTCAAATTAATTGAGTCTTTTGTTTTACTGATAGCGGCCGCATAAGCAGTCATAGAAGATGACAATTCAACGTTAGTTGTTTCGCCTTCGGCAACGTTATCTATTCCACCCTTAGATGAAATTTCTTTTGTTGTAAAGTATGACTCTTTAATAGTTGATACTTTATTTTTAAACTCTGTAGCATTAGTGTATTCAATTTCTTCAGCTAACTTTGCAAACTTTTCTTTATTAGTATCTGCTAAATCAGCAGCAATTTCACCAAGAATTTCTTTCTTAGTTAATTTACCAATTTCAGAATTAAGTTTAACATTGTTTTCAATTTGCTCGTTCAATTTCTTGTTAAGCTCTTCGATTGTAGAAGCTTGATCTTCTAATACATCATATTTTTCGTCTGGAACATTGATGTAATGATCTTCAAATAATTTTTTAAGACCAGTAATAAAGTCCTCAGCGATTTCGCCTTTAATGCCTCTTTCAACAGCGATCTCGTTTTGTTTCATCCATTCTTCAACTACGTAGTTTAAGTATGAATCAACTTTTTCAACAAGCTCTGCTTTTGTAGAATTAACTTCTTCTTTAAGTTTTTCTTCATAAGAAGTTTGCATTTTCTTTTTAGCTTCTTTAACTTTATATTTAACAGCAGCTTCAAATATTGTTGCAGCTCTTGCTTTAAATTCTTCAGTTAATTTTTCATCTCCGATTAATGCTTTAACATCATCAGAAAGATCCATTTCTTCTTCTTTTTCTTGTTCTTCAACTTTTAATGTTTGGCCTGGAGTTGCAACTTTAGTAACACCAGCTTCTGTATCTGGTTTTTTACTTGCATCAACATCATTAGCTTTTGCATTAATAGCATCTGAAACTTTTTTATTATTTTTTGTAGAATCTGGAAGTGTGTCTGATGGACTAGTAACAGCAGCACCTAAATCTTGAGCATCATTTTTAAGATGAGTCGGTTCAGCCGCTACAGCGTTTTTCTTTGGAGCATCAGGAATAGTAGTAGCATCCGCTTCAACTATTGTTTGCTTCGTTTCTACATTGTTTTCTGTAGCCATTTGAGAAATCTCCTTTATTTTTTAATTCGAATTAAAAATATCTCTTTTTATAGTGATATTTATAATAATTCTATTTTCTATTATAATTTACTTAAAAAATCCTTGAATACACTGGCTTTTTTCTCAGCTAATTCAATTCTTTTTGTCTTGATAAGTTCTTGTTTCCATGCAGCAACGTCTTGTTCCACAAGGATTCCGTTGTTCCAAACCCACTCTTTATTCTCCATAATACCTTCTACGAAAGCATCTGGAGCAGATGGATCTGCCACAATGTCAGCGGCCGTAGCTAAGTAGAAATCTTCTCCTACATAGTGATGGCCATTTTTTTGTACTAAGGAACCCATACCTCTTGATGAAACACCAAGTTTAGCACCCTCATCAATAAGATTTTTTACGATCTTACCATATGGAGTATCCATAATTTTTGCTTCACCGATATAGTTTTTTCCTTCTGGATACAACTTTTTAATCATGTGAGATACTCTCTCTAAATTAACAGTTGGTCCTTCTGGATGACCTAGTTCGCCGAATGCTCTATTTTTATTGATAAATTCTTTATTATATCTAGTAACTTCTTTATGAAGTACGTTGGTTGGATATACTCTACCGTTACGGTTTTTAATATCTCCTTGCAAAAAGATACCTTTAATTGAATAGTTTTTCTTACCGCCATCAACTTCTTCTATGATATATTGAGCGTCGTTTATTTCTTCTCTTATAAGTCTCATTTTCCCTCTTAGTTACTTACTATTTATAAAATACTAACTTCTTGGTGAACCAACAGCACTAACTTTACCAGCTGTTAATGTAATAGTATCAGTTGGTGCTTTTTCTATAATAATAGAATCCCCTGCTAATGCTAAATAAATTTCTCCTAGTGTACTAGTGTCAACATCTTTTACTAGAACAGTCTGTGCAGCTGATGTAGCAACACAATAAACAAATTGTGCTCTATCTATATCACTACCGTTTGGGTTAGTTACTACTAATCCTTTAGCAATTATTGTTGCCATTTTATTTTACTCCTAATTGTTCGTTTGTTTCTTTTTCAAAATAACTATATAAATCTTCTTGTTTAATATTACGAGAAGCCACAACTTTTTCTACAGCTCCTTCAAAACTTTTTATAATATCTTTTTGTTCATTGTCTATATTTTTAATAATGTCTTTAACGGCCTCTTTCATAAGAGGTGTCAATTCATTATAAGACTTTGAATCAGAAATTCTGTTTTCTTTTACTAAACTACTGACCTTGTGTTTCATTAGTAACAGGTTCCGTTCTAGGTGCAGGAGATAAAATTTCAGGTTTAGCATCACTGTGTGGTTGTGCTTGAAACAATACACTAGCTAATTCTTTTCTTTTATTCTCTAAAGCATCACCTACTTTATCTCTTAAAGCGTCTTTAAAAGCCTCACCAGCTTCGGCCGCTTGTCCTAATGACAATTTGTCAATAAAATTTTTAACTTGTTCACTCATAATTTCCTCACTTTCTACTATTTATATGTTTAAATACTTAGGTTCTATACTAAAGGATTAGACTTCTCAGTATTAGGGTTTTTACTAGTTTGTGGGTTATCGATATCTGTTCCTGTTTCATTTCCTATTTTATCAATATTTGATTTAACAGTTTCTTTTTTAATTTCTTTATCAATATCTTCTATTTCTTTAGCCGTCTGTTTTAATATATATTTTCTAACATAATCATTAGAAAAATATTTACCAATATAACTTTCCATACTTTGTAAAAGAGCTATTCTATCTTTCATCATTTCACTTTCTTTTAATTCAGCAAAATGACCATCTTGTACAAAATCATAAGTAATAACAGAAGCAATAGTCGACCAATCTTCTTCAGCAATAACACCTTTTAATATTAATTGTGTTCTTAATAAATCACTGAACAGTTCTGTAAATTTTTTTCTTAATCTACCTACAAACTTGGTAAATTTAACTTCATCTCTACTAATTTCAGCAGAACGACCCATGTTAAAACCAGATGATGATTCCATTCTACTAATTGGAACGTTAAGAGAACGATATAATTTCTTTTGGAAATATTCTATATCGGCAATTTCTCCTAAATTTTGTCCACCTGGTAATGTAGTAATTTCTGTTCCTCTACCACCTTCTCTACGTGGTAACCAATAATCTTCTAACATGTTCATGTAGTTACGATCATCTCTTATTTCACCCGTATTTGCATCATAAACAAGTTTATTTCTGTAACGTGCCATTACATCTCTTAAATATTGTTCTGCTTTAAGTTTAGGAAGATTACCTACATCAATATAAAATATTCTTCTTTCTGGTGCTCTGGCTATACGATAGATTACCATAGCATCTTCAATCATTCTTAATTGATTAACTGATTTGATTGCTTTGTGTAAATAAGATAATACTTGATTTCTATTTTGATCTATTAAACCTGAATTAGAATAAGCAATTGCATCTGCTGATATTCTTAAACCTGAACTTGAAGTTCCGCCTGATACACCTCTTTCATTATATATGTAATATTCTTCAAACTCAGTAGTTATATCTAAATTTGCACCTCTTGATCTTTTAACTTCTCTTACTTTTTTAATTTTTCTAGGATCAATATATTTTAATTCTACAATACCATTTCTAGGATTTTCTCTATCAATAACTTTTTGATAATACATACGACCATCTACATACCATCTTCTGAATATATCATGTCCTCTTGTATTGAAATCTAATAAAAGTAATATGTTTTTAAATTCTTCTTCTATTTTTCTTCTTATTTCTGGTCCAAATTTTAAATTTAATAAAGATACATTAACAGAATCTCTATTTTCATTTACTACAATAGCCTCACCAACGATATCATCTATTGCGGAATCTGTTTCTGGATGTAATGAAATTTCTCTATAACGTCTTACTAGATCGGCTTCGTTCTTAGCAGTACCTT